CACTGCCCTGATAGGCGGCAACCTGTGCCATGTGGGCCTTAATTTTGTCACGCATGCTCGATGCATTCAGGGCCATCAGAACGACTCCTTTACGGTTGGTGAGATGTGCGGATGCGGCTTGCCGGTGTAGGTACACAGGCAGTCGCCCTGGACGGAGCCTTTTACCGTTCCACCATCTTTGCCGATAACCTCAACGGTGCCTTTTCCGATGATCTGAACCAATCCTTCAGCAGAGACGATCAGCTTGCCGCTGTTGCGATCGTACTCAGCAAAACCACCATCCTTAAATTCGATGCGGCACTTGTCCCTGGTAGTTTCCGGTGCCGGGTAGCTGCTCTGGTAAATGGACGGCAGCACGACGCCCTGGGCCAGATCTCCACCGGGGCTGAGCACCATCACCTGTTCACCTGGTTCCGGTGCCCACCAGCTGCGATCTTCCCCGGCGCGGCGAGTCAGCCATGGCAGCCAGGTGGTGGTGATGTTGCCAATGGTGACGGTGACGCGAGCGGTAGCATCGTCGAGTTGCTTGATCGTGCCGACGCGCAGCACGTTGGCCAGGCGGCGCTCGATCTCTGTGACCCGGAAGGCCAGATCATCATTCATCGGCGGTGATCTCCACGTAATCGTCAATGTGTGGCGGACCGACATCCGGGGTGACACCGACATAGACGTCGGTGGGGATAATTCCATCGGCTACAAGATCTTCTTCGCTCATGCGGATGGTCTGCCGCCAGATGACAGCCCAGATTGCAACGCCAGCTTTATCGATGGTGCCGCTGTAGAAATTCTGAGCGGTAACCTTTTGCGCGCCGCCCGTTTTTCCAAATCGACGTGATGGCAACCAGGCCACCAATACGCTGACGATATTGCTTGAGCTGACCTCCTTTGGTAGGTTCGGCACATCTTTCGTCAACACGTAGGCGACCATCTGCAGGGTGACATCGCGGGATTCGTCATCGACTTCTTCAACACCAACCACACCCATGCTGGCGACATAGACAGCAGGAACTCGCGTTGCCAGTCGCTTAACTTCATCAAGATTAAAGCGGCCTGGATGCGTGGTGCAGGCTTTGAGGTCTGGCAGCTTTGCCTTGATGGCTGCGGCGACTGATGTGCTGAATTCGTTGATGGTCATTGCAGAATCCTGTTAAAAAATTCCGTGGTCAGTTGTTCGAGTTCGTCCATGTTGTCCGGTGACAGTCCTAAGTACGGGCGCTCCGGGATGGGAATGCCGACGGCTTCGCCACCGAACTGGTGGATCGCGCCATAAATTAGGTTGGTGCCGATTTCGACGCCGTCGCCGGTCAGCTCCCAGGTGATGCTGTCAAGCAAATCTCCCTCACCGATGAGGATCTGCTGGTTATCGTGCCGGGTATTGAGGTAGCGCGCCGACCACGGCTCCCAGGGGGTGCTGTCCGGCGCGCCTTCTTCATCTTCAATGCGCCGCCGGGTCTGGCTCTCGACCAGGGCACCGGCATCGCGCAGCAACGGGATGAGATCCCGATCGGTTAAGCTGGCCAGCTGATTGAGGCGATCGCACAGTCGGAGCAGATCGGCGTCGTCGACGCGGATGCCAGTGCCGCTCACAGCAGTCCATCCATGCGGCCACGTCCCATGAGGCGCGGTGAGGCCACGAAACTGGCACCGCCGCTGCCGCCCTGGCTGGGCTTTTCGAGGCCCAGGGAGATTTCACCTTTTGCCACCTTGGTGAGGAACCGGATCGCATCTTCATAGCGGGTGCGCTTTTCCTCGGTTTGCGCCGTGGAGATACTGCCTTTGTACAAAGCAATGTCGACGGCCAGCGGCGGTATAACGGCCGGTGGACTTGCCAGCGGGGTGTCGTAACGGCCGACCAGATAACCGTCAATCTCTGCCGAGGAATCTGCCAAGGCCTTGTTGGCGGCTGTTTCGTCAATTTCTCCGCTGGCAGTGCGATCGAAGGCCAGAATAATTTCGTCCTGGCTGTAGCGATCAATCATGTCCTGGAGGGTGGCGTACATGGCTTATTACTCCGCTGCCGTGGTCAGATCTTCGCCACGCTTTTTGTAGGCTTCGAGCACGGTGGTGCGTTTTTCACCTTCGGGCAGCAAAGCGTTGAGTTCTTCCACGGTTTCGGCCTGTTCGATCAGTGCGATCAGCTCTTTGGCGGTCGGCACCTTGTCGCCATCGTCGGTGTCGGGATCTCCGGCGATCACTTCGACGACAAGCATCGGCTCGGCCTGGAGCTGCTTGAGTTGTTCGGCGGTAAACTTTCCGTCGTGGTATTCGGTTGCCGTGGTGGGGTGGGCAATGCCGCAGCGACGGAAACCGGCTTTTTTCGATGTAATTTTGATCATCGTTTAAACTCCTTTTAAACTCAGGGCGACGACTGCCACCCTGAGATAAGATCGGTTACGGGTTAGTCAAGCCACGGCACGACCAGGACTTCGACGGCCTTGTAGTTGGTGTTGCTTGCACCTGCGGCATTGCGCTCAGCCTCGATAACAGCTTTCGCAGCCGCACGGTTACTCGGCCCAACAACCAGCAGGACAGGCTGCAGCGCCAGCTTCTTTCCATAGTCACCGGGGATGGATCCCATGGCCGACATGGCGTCATCGAAATTTGTCGCGGTCAATTCAGCTTTGCTGCCGAAGGCCATCTGCCAGAAAGCGAAGCCAACATTGCAACGACTGTCGACACCGTATTGATATTCTTTCTTGGTGAAGACGCTCTGATCATCAGGGTTATCCATGGCGACAAATTCCGCCTTTTTGCGTTCCTGATAAATCAGCGGTTTGAGCGGTCGACGGGTGTCAAGCAGGAACCAGGGGTTTCCGGTACCGGCCTGCATATTGCTGACGCTGGTTTCGTTGCCGTCTGCGTCGATGACCGGGTGATCTGTGTCAAAGAAATATTGCCCGTCGTAGCACGTTGTCTCAAAACCGGCAGCAAGCAGGGCGAAGACCAGTTCGTCGGGATGTTCAGCAGCATTCTGTCCAAGCATCTCCATCATCGGCGTATATTGCCCGTACTGATCATCATCAATGTCATCACGGTCAACGCTGATCGTTGATTCGAAAGACTTATTCTGAATGCTGTAGGAATGCAGCTTCAGGTTGTTAATCTGCCGGTCACCAATCCATTCACGCATACCGGGAATTTTACCGAGCCAGCCATAGTCATTGGTGCGGGTCGATGACGGGACAAGTGTGGCGACTTTTTGCCAGAGCGATGTCGGGCTTCCGAAACCTTTTTTAAAGGCAGCATTAAAGGCTCGCTTCAGGATGCCAAGGGTGCTGGCATTAATAGTCAGCGCGGGTGCCGCGCCACCACCGAGCAACATGGACCAGGTGAACGGCTCGGCCAGGGCCGGATCGGCAAAGGCAATGCTGCCGAACAGTGCGGCAATCATTACCAGGGTGAACAGAATCAGTATCTTTTTCATAATGGGTTCCTCCATTGAGTTAAGCGGATGAGTTGTCAGCGTGTGTGCCTGCAGCTGTGTTCCTGATGATTAACGGAAATCGACCCAGACGCCCTGGGCGTCAACGTCAAAAACTTCACCGGCAATACTGCGCGTTCCAGTACCGTCAGTCTTGGCGACGGTCTGATCGTCGACGATGTAACAAGCGCTGCCAATGTCGGCGGTGGTGATTTCGTCGGTGTCGGCAGAGTTGGCAAATTGGAAAATGCCCTTTTCGATATCCACCCGCACATCACCGGCGGCACCTTCGCTGTTGTCGACATACTCTTTACAGCGGCCTGCACCGACCAGAGTTGTGGCTGCGGCTCCAGGGGTTGCGTTGCCATTCGCATCAATGGCGACAAGCGAGCCGGTAAAGAATTTCTTTGCAGCGGCGGCGAGCAGGCTCAGCAGATCTCCTGAGCGGGCCTTGGTGTTACGATCTTGAGTTAATGCTGGCATGTTCTATCTCCTCGTTAGGTGTTGACCCTGGTTACTCGACCGACAGGTAGTCTTCAGTGCTAATACCGAGGTTCCCACAAATCTCCTGTTCCTCGGCATTAAGTGATTTGCCTTCACCATCCGGTTTTTGCCTGTCCAGGTTGGACGGTGCCGCGATTTGCGGCGCGGTTTTGACAAACTCGTTGAATTGATCCAGGCCGGATTGGTCATGGCACATAGCCACGTAATAGTCCTTGCTTGCCGGGGCGATCTTACCGGCTTCAAGCGCGGCATTAATGGCTTCGTCGCGGGCTTCTTTCAGTTGAGCTTTTTGATTGTCGGCGATGAGCTGCTCGGCATTCATAGCGCGTTGCTCCATCTGATCGTAATCAGAGCGGGGAACAAACTTTGCCAGGCTGGGCGTCTGTTCAGCGTTGCGGGCCGAGGCCAGATCGGATTGCAGGGTGGCGATTGCCGTGAGTACCTGCTGCTCTGTTGCGGTTTCGTCCAAACCAAGTTTGGCCAGAATGTTTTTGTTCATGTCTTCCTCCGTGAGGTGTTGTTCGCTGTTGAGAGCAGCGAGTTCCAAATTCGGTTTATTGGTTAAGCCAACGCTGCTGATCCTTGAGATTTCAAAGGTTGAGCGGTGGTAGATAATGACCGGGCTGTAATAACGGTATTCCTTACTGCGCACGGCGGTCTCACCATCCGGCGTCCACAATTTGATACGGGCGGTGACTTGACCGTCTTCGACGGCAAAGTCGTCAAGCCAGGCGGCGGCTGGTGCTTTGTCGCCTTGAGGAGCTTTGAGTTCCGAGGCGTGTTCAAAGTCAAACACCACATCGACGTTGCGGGCCTTCATGGTATCGACGATGCGCTGCGGATCGGGGTTGCGCCATTGACGGCCATCGCGACCGATGACAATCTGACCGGCAGGAACCAAAACAATCCGCTCTGGAAGTTCATCAGCCGGAGTCAATTCAAAGTTCAATGCGGTGGCGGCAAATCCTTCTGGCAGTTGGCTGTTCAATGCGATCAGATATTTATTCATGTGACCCTCGTTTGTTTTTCGCCACTGTTGGCGTTTATAAACGTTTAAATTGTTCGATCTTCTTCCAATGGCTACCTATGTAGCCTTTTGGCTGGCTGAAGCGCTTAAAATGGATTTTCGCGTTTATAGTCTTCAACATCCCGGCTGATAGTTTCTTCAAGCATGGGGCTTGCGGTTTTAAGTTTTCCGGCCAGTGTCGCTTCCAGTGCCTGGTGCCTTGTTTTTCCGGGGTTGGTATCCCACCCTGGGTCAATTCCTTCCGGCACAAATTCGATTGCTCCAGTGCGCTTGTTTTCCCAGCGCACCATATTGATCTCAGGCGGCTGTGGCATGCTGTATCCTCGACGTTTTGCCTCGGATCGGCTGATCTGGCGCACTCGGCACTTGCAGTTCCAACCGTTGGGCGGCATGTGCGTTGCCCACCATTCATGATCAATGGGCAAGATGGTGCCGTGCCAGGCTTCATGCTCCGGCCGGTGTTCTCTGCTTGGGCCGAGTGAATAGAGGAAGAACGGCAAGGCTTCCTTGGTTCGTTCAGCGCGCTGGTATTGCCCGGCGGCTCTGGCGCTGCGCAGGTTCGCCCGGTAAATGGTGCGTAACCGGCGTGGGCTACCGAGTTGGGCGTCGATGACTTCGCCGGTCAGTGGATCAGTCATTTCGGCCTTGCCCCACCAGCCCTTACTTGCCAGCAGTGGCATCAGATCGCGCTGGAACTGGCGCAGCGTTTTGCCTTCGGACAGAGCGGAGTCGACGGCGTCGCGGATCGTCTGGAGCACATCAACCTGCATGGCTTTGGCCACGGTGAATGCTGCAGCGTGCTCATCACGCCAGACATCGCGCCAGTTAAAGCCAACCTGCAGGCCCTTGTTGCGGAAGAACTGCAGGACGGATTTAGGCACCGGGCCGGGCGGTTCAATCGTCATCGCTGACATCTCCCAGGCCACGCGCTTTTGTTCCGGCCTTGCCCAGGGCTTTGATCAACAGATTGAGATCCTGTTGATCTGCCACGGCATCAAGCCTCTGCTTTAGATCATCGAGAGATTCGACTTGGCCGATCAGTTCAATGATCGGGTCAATGACCGGCTCCATAAGTGGTTGCCAGTCGGCCAGCTCATCGTTGATCAGACCGTCCAGTGTGTCGGTGGCCTGCTCGGCATTCAGCGCTTTGTACGTCTCATCCTGGTGGTTTAGCGCGGGTTCCGACACCGTCTGCGTTGGTGCCTGCAGCAGATCTTCCGGCTTGGCGTTGGGGTCAGGATCGGGAAGTCCGACTTTGTCGCGGATGACGGATTGCTCGACTTTTAGTCCCAGAGGAACTAGTTCTTTTACCGCGTTGACCAGGGCCGTGATGTTTTCTGCGGGGATCTCGCGCAGCTGAACTTCTGGGTAGTTTTCCTGGGGACCGAAGTTCAGATCAATAAACGGTTTGACCAAGTCACGGTTCAGCGTTTCTTCAAGCTGTTCGGCATCGTCGTCGCGGATATCGTCACGGACTTCGGATTGCAGTTTTTCATCGCCTAGCTTGCCAGGTGTTCCGCTGCTTGATGCGGTTTGACCAAGGACACCTTTGCTGATCTGATCGTCAAGGTATTGGGCAAGACGCTCGAAAAAATCGGAACTGCCACCTTTGTTACCGGCCTCGACCAGTTCAACTTTCATTGATTCTGGGAAGACGGCTGCGGCATCGATGCCAAGGTTGGCGACGGCCATTTTGAGAACATTGATTTCGTCTGCGTTGGCATTGCTGCCGTACTTGCCCATGCGCAGCGGCATGCCGAAAACCTCGGCAAACGCCAGCCAATCTTTGATGGTGAATGCTTTGCACATGTATGCCCAGGCTGACAGCCGGGCCAGACCACCGCGAATTGGGATTCCTGATTTCATGCGGTGGATATGGACAATATATTTGTACGGCGACAACTCGATACCGTTGACCATGTCGGCTTCGTCACGTAGGCGCAGCTGGCGTTTTGACACCTGGTCAAACAGGAAAAAACGCGGATCGCGCCATTCATAGCGATCTGGACGCCACTGTTTGCCGAAATTCCAGATCATTTCCGTCACGCTGTAGCCTTTACCCAGGGCGTCGAGGCAATCTTTCAGCAGGGTTCTTGTCCCTGGACGGCGCAGCAAGGCACGAACGGCGTCAGCCAGCTCCTTGTCTTTGGCATCGTCGCTGTAGCTCTCGACGGTGAGCGGCAAACGAGCCACGGCAAGCTTGCGTTTGCTCAGCTCTGCAGCGTA